CTCCTAGTTTAATTGATGATTGGAATGCCGTTAATCAATTAGCTCAAATATCAAAAAAGTTGATGGCTGGTGGATTAACTATTCCCGGAACCTTATCTGCAACAAGTTTAACTAGTACAAATTTAACTACTACAAATTTAGTGGCAACAAATATTTCATTAAATGGAAATGATTTACAAAAATCTTTAACTGATAAATTTACTGCATTTGAAAATAAATTAAATACAGCAATTTCTGAAGCAAACACTAAAATTACAAATGGACTAGCTGTTGCTCTCAAAAATGATGATAGCGTAAGATTATATGTAACTAAAAATGATTGGGCTTTAGTTAATGGTTCTTCTGGATTACCAACTATGTATGGAAATCCAATTGGAGTTCACGCTGCCTATAACATTAATGCTACAGCTGGATATGGTTCAACATTCAAAATTTCAAGAAGTTAATTATAAAAATTAAATATTTTTTTTTCTAAAAATATTTAATAAATGGATTTATTTAAAATTTTAACTTTAGTTTTTATGATAGCAATTATTTATAAAATTTATCTAATGGATAAAACAGAAAATTTTGCTTCTACATCAGCTCCACTTAATCCTCCAACTTTAATTGATGATTGGAATTCTATTAATCAATTAGCACAAGTATCGAGACAATTAATGGCTGGTGGAGTAACTGTACCAGGTGGTTTAAATATTATGGGTAAAGTTAAAGAAAGTAACAACCCTTTAATTCCCGCTGGAATAATTTTGGCTTGGAATGGTCAAACTGCACCACCAGGTTGGAGTTTATGTGATGGAACAAATGGAACACCTGATTTAAGAGGTAGATTTATTCGTATGTTTAATTCTACAGAAGCTACTGTTGCATTAGCTGTAACTACAAAACCAGAATTAAAAGGTACAAGTAGAAATGTGACAAGTACCTTAATAATGCAACATGGTTTCAATGATAAAGGCGGTTCTGATTCTAGTATGTTAACTACAGATGAATTACCATCCCATACACATGGTGTATCTGATCCAGGTCATAAACACAATTATACTGTAAGATTATGGGCTGATGATAATAATCATAATGATGGAGGTATGGCATCTGGTGCAGATAATCCAAATCCTAGTAATAATAATAGTAATCCAATTACTAATTCATCATCAACTGGAATATCTATTCAAAATACTGGTAGTAATTTAGGTCACAACAATCAACCACCTTATTATGTTTTATCCTACATTATGAAATTATAAATTAAATATTTTTTTCTAAAAATATTTAATAAATGGATTTATTTAAAATTTTAAGTTTAGTATTATTTATTGTATTATTTTATAAAAATTTTATAGTAGATAATACTGAAAATTTTGCTTCTACATCAGCCCCACTTAATCCTCCTACTTTAATTGATGATTGGAATGCCGTTAATCAATTAGCACAAGTATCTAGACAATTAATGGCTGGCGGAGTAACTGTACCAGGTGGTTTAAATATTATGGGTAAAGTTAAAGAAAGTAACAACCCTTTAATTCCCGCTGGAATAATTATGGCTTGGAATGGTCAAACTGCACCACCAGGTTGGAGTTTATGTGATGGAACAAATGGAACACCTGATTTAAGAGGTAGATTTATTCGTATGTTTAATCCCGCAGAAAGTAATCCTGCATTATCTGTAACTACAAAACCAGAATTAAAAGGTTCTGGTAGAAATATGGCAAGTACATATATATGGCAACATGGTTTTAATGACAAAGGAGGTTCTGATTATAATGTATTAACTACAGGAGATTTACCAGCACATACTCATGATGTATCTGATCCGGGTCATACTCATGTATATACATCTCAAGTAGCATATGGTGGCGGTATTGGTAATAATGGAAATTATATAGATCATGGTCATGATGCTACTACAACTAATTCTAGAACAGGAATAACTATTTCAAATACTGGTAGTAATTGGGGTCATAATATTCAACCACCTTATTATGTTCTATCTTACATTATGAAATTATAAATTAAATATTTTTTTCTAAAAACATTTAATAAATGGATTTATTTAAAATTTTAACTTTAGTTTTAATAATTATTTTGTTTTATAAAAATTTTATAATAGATAATACAGAAAATTTTGCTTCTACATCAGCTCCACTTAATCCTCCAACTTTAATTGATGATTGGAATGCTATTAATCAATTGGCACAAGTATCCAGACAATTAATGGCTGGTGGAGTAACTGTACCAAGTGGTTTAAATATTATGGGTAAATTAAAGGAAAATAACAAGGTATTAATACCCGCTGGAATTATTTTGGCTTGGAATGGTCAAACTGCACCAGAAGGTTGGGCTTTATGCGATGGAACAAATGGAACACCTGATTTAAGGGGTAGATTTATTCGTATGTTTAATTCTACAGAAGCTACTGTTGCATTAGCTGTAACTACAAAACCAGAATTAAAAGGTACAAGTAGAACTATCACAAATACCTTAATAATGCAACATGGTTTCAATGATAAAGGCGGTTCTGATTCTAGTATGTTAACTACAGATGAATTACCATCCCATACACATGGTGTTACAGATCCTGGTCATATTCATGGTTATACTATAAGTACGGGTGTTGATGATCATAATTTTTCTAATGGAGGCTTGCCATCTGCAACAGACAGTTGGAATTATAATGGTGGAGCTAATACTAACAATTCTAAAACAGGAATATCTATTCAAAATACTGGTAGTGGTTCAGCTCACAACAATCAACCACCTTATTATGTTTTATCCTACATTATGAAATTATAAATTAAATATTTTTTTCTAAAAATATTTAATGGATTTATTTAAAATTTTAACTTTAGTTTTAATAATTATTTTGTTTTATAAAAATTTTATAGTAGATAATACAGAAAATTTCGAATCAAGTAATTCACCCACCTTAATTGATGATTGGAATGCTATTAATCAATTGGCACAAATATCCAGACAATTAATGGCTGGTGGTTTAAATATTCCTGGTGGATTAAGCTTGTCAAATAGTTTAAAAATTGGTAATTTATTATCTATTAAACCAGGAACAGCTTCACCAGATGCAATTAAATTTCAATGGGGTGATGGTACTGGATGGAGAACAAGATTTCAAAAAGATGATACACATCCTGTTTTAGATATATATGATAATGGAACTATCAATGTTCCAGGTAATTTAAATGTTACAGGACCAATAAATACTACTGGAAATTTATCTACCACCGGAACTTTATCTACCACTGGAACTTTATCTGCTAGTGGAACTTTAAATGTAGACACAAATGGAGTTAATATAAATAAAAAAATTAATGGTTCTGGATGGTCTATAGATGCTGGCGGAAATTTAATTATTAATAGTATTCAAATTGGTCAAACTAAATTAACAGAAACTCACTTTCAAATGTTAACTGGGAAAAAAAATATTAAAATAAATTTGAATGATGGTAATTATGGTGGTATGTTATCAGTAAGTGGTGTTTGGGAAGGTGCAGGACACAATACTAGATGGGGACCCGATGATGGTTATGCTAAAATGATTTATATGAACCCTGGTTAAATTTCTTCTATAATCCTTTTACTATAATCTTCGTAAGATTCCTTAGAAAATTCTATGCTTTTATTAAAAGGATTCATTATCCATAATTCTGATTCAAGTGCATTAATTAATTCAGGTTCATGAGTAATTAATATAACTCCTCCTTCAAATCCTTTCAATCCTTCAATTAAAGCTTCAACTGTTTCTATATCTAAATGATTCGTTGGTTCATCTAACAATAATAAATGAGGTTGATGAAAAATTAAATTTATAAAAGCAACTCTTGCTTTTTGACCTCCTGATAATTCTTTAATTAATTTTGTATGAGCACTACCTTCTAGCTTAACTTTACCTAAATAACTTCTTACAGTTTTTTCTCTGTCTTGTTCAATTAAATCTGAAGGTACTAAATTCTTTAAATATTCTATAGGTGTTCTATCTAAAGGTAATTCATCTGCAAAATGTTGGTTATAATAACCAATTCTTAAATTTGTTTGATTCCAAATTTCACCAGAATTAGGTTTAATTTCATTAATTAATAATTTCATAAATGTTGACTTTCCACTTCCATTAGGACCCACTAAAGTTGCCCTAGTATTCATATCAATTCCAATATTAATATTTTTTAATATTAATTTATCATCATAAGAAAAAGAAACATCATTCATTTTTATTATATGAGATTTAAAAATTGATATAGGTAAAAAATCTATTACTACTTCATATAATCTCTCTGGTTTAGGTACTTCATTTTTTTTAATAAAAGCATCAATTGCATTTCTAGAATTCTTCTTTTGGAATTCTTTTAATTTTTTTTCATAAGTTTCATATATCTTCATTTCCTCAACCTTTTTTTGTTTTAAATACCTTTTAAATAATTGATAATTG